ACGCGCATTCCCGAGTCGGTGCGCCCGCCGTTGAGCAGATCGAGCAGCCATTCCGCCGGATAGGTCAGCGGAGATTGCGGGTTTTCCAGGCTGGAACGGCGCTCCTGCTCACGCAAATCGTCGAGCACATCGGAGAGAATGCCGGTTAGCAAAGGCGTCACCAGATTTCCAGCACCGGCATATCGCTCGGCAGCAGCGGCTGCGCCATCCAGCGCAGCAGCGCCATCAGCAGAGCGATGACCGGGTCAATTTTGTTTTCCACGCGCTCTTTGCGCGGGAAGATGTTCTCTTTGGCGTCGCGGTGGCAGACGACATTGGCGACGGCCCACGTCAGCACCGGATCGCCGTCATGGTGGAAGCGGCCATCGAACACGATGGCTTCCAATTCCTTCATCGCCGGCGAGAAGTTCTGCACCGACTGTCGCACTTCAACGCACTGCACTGACTGGTCCCAATCTGGGCGCGCCACGAGGAACTGCACCAGCGCCGCGGCGTGGTACGGATCGTGCGGAATTTCCAGCACGTGAAAGCGCTTGACGTCCGCGAGAATCTCATCGGCGATCCAGTTGTAATCCGTCACATTGCCTGGCGTGATAGTGAACAACTGGTCTTTCGCCCACGCCTGATAGTGCTCGCCCTTGCCTTGTGCCACCGCCTCTTCGTTGAGGAAGTGCGAGCCGAAGGCGTAGTAATGCGGCTTGCCTTCGATGACGCGGCGAAAGAGCCGGATCTTCGATGCCAGGTCCACGCGCGACGCCAGGTCGCAGCCGATCATGCAATCCTGCCGCGCGAACTCTTCCAAGCGCAGCGAGGCATCGGCGCAGGCGTCCCAGCGCGTCATGTTCATCCAGGCGACGTCGGCATTGACCCAGACATTGCCGTGTTTGGTTAGGTACGCATTCTGATGGCGCGCGGATTGAATTGCCTGACGCCGCTGGTCAGCGAGAAAGTCGCCGGCAACGCTGACGTCATAGTTCGGATTCGCCTTGCGCGTCGCCAGCTCCGACTTCCAATCGTCGTCGGCGTCAATGGTGTAAATCAGCACGAAGCGGCGCTCATCGGTGAGCGCGCCTTCGAGAATCTTTTCGCCTTCCTTCATCGCCGCATAGCACGGCGAAGAGCGATTGCTGCCGGCAGTGGTGATCTTCAGCAGCAGCGGATTGTCGCGCGCACCCATGCCGGTGCGCATCGTCTCGACCAGTTCGTCAGAGGCGTGCTCGTGGTACTCGTCCACGATCGCGAGCGAGGGGGAAGCACCGTCGCCGGGCTTGCCGATGACCGGCTCGAAACGCGAGCCGTTCTGCAGGATGGTCAGCGACTTCGCGTTGACCGTGAGCCCAAACGCGCGCCGCAGTTGCGGGGTGCGCTCGGCCATCTGCTTGGCTGGCCGAAAGACCTCCCATGCCTGCTTTTCGGTTGTCGCGCCGCTATACACCTCTGCGCCGTACTCGCCATCGGCGCAGAGCTTGTAGAGCCCGATGCCGGCGGCCAGCGTCGATTTCGCGTTCTTGCGCGGGACGAAGACATCGGCTTCGCGGAAGCGATAGCGCCCGATTTCATCGACCCAGCCGAAGAGCGAGCAAATGATGAAAAGCTGCCACGGTTGCAGCACCAAACGCTCGCCGCGGTCAGCCCACTTGCCCTTCGTGTGCGGCAGCGCCTCGATGAAAGTGCACGCGCGGTTCGCCCGCTCCGGCTTGAACGCGTACGGCAGTTCTCCCGCCCGGCCGCGCTCCAGATCCCGCACATGCCGGCGGCAGGCGAGCACGACCCACTTACAGGCCGGAATTACGCCAGCGATGACATCGAGTGCATATTGATGCGCGCGCTGCGCGTGGCCGGTGAATTCAGTTCGGGCGCGGACCGAGCGGCGCGGCTTCGGCCGCGATTTTTGCGAACGGGTTGTCTTCTTCGGCACGTTGCGGGACGCTGATACGTGAGCGGTCGGCAGGCGTCATGCCCATGCGCCCTAAAAGCTGCACGAGCTGGGCGAGTTCGGAGGTCGTGATGCCGTCGCGGCCGCCAACTCCACCACTGCGGAAGCGCGCCATGATCTTGCAGGCCAGCTCAACCGACCAACGGTCGGCGTTCGTCAAAACTTGTGGCGGGGCAATGCTCGACAACTCGAACCAGGCTGCCTTCTCATTCGGCTTAAAGTCCTCGGGCGGGTCGCCGAGGATGCCTGACGGTTTCGGTTCTCCGGCTCGAGCCTTGAGCCGCTCCGGGTGGGTTTTGAATGATCCCTTCAGCTTGAGAGTTGCGGTCGGTGTCCGGGGACGTGCCATATTCCAAATTTCATAACTTGAGTTTTGGAGACGCGCAAATTTGGGTGCTGCGCGGTACTGCGCGCGAGGTAAGTTACTCGCGACACCCCCTACCCCCTCCGAGCGAAGCTGCTGTCTTCGAGCGCGGTCTTCCGTGAGTGGCAGGGCTTGCACGCTCCCTGTAGATTGCTGGGATCGTAGATTGCGCCGCCGTCACGTACTGGAATGATGTGTTCTGCCTCTGTGCTTGGCATGGCTCGGCCGAACTTGCGCAAGCAAACGATGGCGATTCTGCACAGCGGGTCGCGAGCCAGGATGAACGCCCGCGTTCGCTGCCACTGTGCTGTCTTATAGATCGAGCGTTCAGCTTCTCGGCTGCGGTCGCTGTCGAACTGTTGACGCCGGGCCTGCTCGGTGTGTTGCTGGCAGTTCAGTGCACCACAGCCGGGATGATTGCAGGCTATGGCTGAGCGTATTGCCATGCAGGTTACTTCGTGGTTACTACTGCACCGTTGCAGTACTCTGGCTCGCAGTGTAGGCTTTCAGACGCTTATGGTTCAGGGTGCCATCACCGCCGTCGCGCTGGCTGTCTTCTTTCAGTTGCTGATGTGGTGGTCTGATTTCTGTGAGCACGTATGCGATGGCCAGCC